TTTCTTAAAAAAGTTATAATATTTAATTAAAAACACTTGGAGGATTTGATGAAATAGTATAATGTTGCTATACTTGGAGCTACTGGGGCTGTTGGTCAAACGATTATAATTTTTCAAAAAAATGCAACACCCCCACCTCTGCAAACCATTATCAATTAAGCTTTGAAAAGGTGTTGCATTACACATTTTTTGTGCAAAAAATTTTTGTATCAAAAAAATGCAACACCCTGCAAAATTTCAGATTGGCATGATTTTTGATATCATCTGTGATATTCGATAAAAATGTCGGAACCTGCAAAAATTGCAGATTCCGACGAAACCCTCTTTCGTATGTCAGATTTCAAACAAAAATCTGTTTTTATAAATAACAGCTATTAAAAAATACAAAATGGCTAAAAATCGAGATTAAAGTAATCAAAAAACACTTGACAAATTAAAAAAAGTTATGTATATTTAATTATGTAAATTGAATATGTAAATGAAAAAATCACTTGACAAATGTAAAATTTTGATATAAAATATATAATGTAAAATGAAAAAGTAAATCTGAACCGTGTGGGATAAAAAAATTAAGTAGGAGGTACGTGTTATGGCAAAAGTAAAAGTTATCGGAGATTTAAATGTAGAGTTCGAAGTGAAATTCAACCAGCCAGAAGATCTTGTGTTTGAATCTAAGGCTATTAATGTTGACGGAAGAACCATCTATATCGGAAAAACGGATATAGAAAAAATAAATAATAAGGCGTTCAGCTTTATTATGGATCGTATTGAATACTTTATCAAGAAACACGGCGGACATATCTTAAATATCTATGCATTTAAAGAAGATGATACAAACTACAAAATAATGGATTTTATTGAAAGAAACAAAATTGAGCCACTAAAAACGATCTTAGCGTCATATAGATTCAACAGCCCAAGAGCTACCCAGAAAATGATAAATGACGAATGGTTTGTGCTAAGCAAAGAAGGATTAAAAAAATATGCTGAAAGATACTACGAAAATAAATCTTAAAAATAAACCCTAAATAAAAAAAACCGTGTCAGGAATTTAACCCTGACACGGTTTATATAAATACATCTGAACCGTGTGGGATAAAAAAATTAAGTAGGAGGTACGTGCTATGGCGTGGATCTCAATCGAAAAAAGATATGTCTACTCAACGTATGTATTAGACAGTAATTTTAAATCAGTCGACATTGTTAAAGCAGAATTTATATGGGATACTAAATTCAATGAAGGGTTAATAGTAATTGAATTTAAGGATTCCTTAATTGAGCCTCGCAATTATAGACCATTTAACTTTCTTAACTGTGCAAAGACGTTCTTAAAGATTGTTAATGAAATTAAAAAAACACCATCAGCTGAGAGATTAGAGGAATTTTTAAAAACTCTATAATAAAAAACCATGTCAGGTCTGACATCCTGACATGGTTTATATAAATACATCTGAACCGTGTGGGGAATAAAATTTTTGAAAAGGAGGATTTAAAAATGGAAAACTTGTTAACACAAGAAGAATTGAAGAAGTATCTATGGATGACATCCGAAAAAATCTGGGAAGCAGACAAGACACCGGAAGAGAGAATCATGTTTAAATGCATTTTACGTAGGAAATTTTACGTGATGAACCCAGATTTAGTAATCTGGGGAAACAAATCCACGTCTGCATCTTTAATATTCGAGGATGCTCAAGCTATAGATATGGGCAATGGCAAGATAGTATTAAGAACCGGAAGCAGAAGATATTTATATATTGAATCCTATAGATTCACGGATGATCTTAGCGATCCTAAAGAAGATACCTACTACTTCCCGTCAACTTCAAAAAAATATAAAATCAAAATCAAAACCTATCATTACGAAGATCTGCTTCATCCGGACAAGATAGAAAGTATACAGCAGCTAAAAGAATTAAATAAGGATTTATTCGTAGATGTCACCGGTAGATTGCCGGAAGATATTAATAAAGTTAAAATTAAAGTAAAAGTGTGGTCCTACATATCACGTGTAGGATTCGGTAATAGCAATTTTTGCAGCTGGAAGAACTGCGATTGGTCTGAAGAATATGGATTAAAGCTTGAAGATGAATACTATGAAGAATTAGAGAAGTTACTTGCTTATGAAGGAAAAAGAAAATGCATTAATTTAAGACGATAAATTTTAACCAGCTGGGTTATCCCCAGCTGGAATTTTATCTGAACCGTGTGGGGAATAAAATTTTTGAAAAGGAGGTATTTAAAATGGAAAAGGGTGTTTGGTTCAAAGAAGTAGAAGGCAAGAGACTGTACTATGTTCCGATTGGCGCTAAAGATTATCTTAAACCTGTCTATAGACTATGGATTGCACCGAGATTCTTTAACGTCGAGACTGGATATATAACATTTCCTATTAATAAGGCCGACATCAAAGAAGCTAAAAATAAAGATAACCTTATTCTTACAAATGGTAATAAAAATTTATTTATCGTCGAAGTTGAGCCTGGATATCGTGGATCCGGCCATATCATCCAGATAGACACATTTGGACATGAATACAGGGAATGGAGATTCCCTTTATACAAATCGGAACGTGGTAATAAAGGCATTGGAGAAGGAGCGTTGATATTGACAACGGCCCCAAAAGTGAGAATAGCATGGCAAAAAGATGGAAAGCTTTACGGAGGATTACCAGAAGGGATTACAATAGTGTACGAGGACGGCAGAGAAGAAGAATTAGATTTTACTGATGAAGATTTAGATTTATTGAAAAACGAATTAGGAGGTGAACAACTATGATGCAACAATTGATTAAGAACAAAAGGTTTGAAGTAATCAAAGCATTAGTAGAAGCAAAGAAAATAAAACAAGAATGGATAGAAGATCTAAAAGATCTTCTTAAAATGGAAGACGGAGACGAAGAGCTTAAAGAATTAAAAAGCACAATCTTTGAGTTTTTAAATTCTAAAGATGGAGGACAGTAATGAGAAAAGTAAATCAAACAATTATCGTGTATGTTACTGAAGAAGTGTATCGTGCTTACTACTCATATTTAACAGCAAAGGACTTGTGCATCTTTTTAAGTCCTTTACCGGAAGAAGAGATAAATAAAGTTGGAGAAGTTGACAGGTCTGAGATTATACATCTGCAGGTTAGAGTGCCGGAATGGTGGGCATCTTGGTTTAAAAGTTTGCATTTAGATACAAGATACAAATTCGCCAAGATTATTGAAAACAGATTAAAACAGCAAGGACTAATTTAAACTTCCGATAAAAGGTTGGAACCTGCAATTTTTGCAGATTCCAACCATCCATCGGCATTTTTTAATACTTTCTTCTTTCTCTGTCAGAATTAATTCTTTCTAATACTCTTTTAACCTCTTTTTCAATCTCCAATGCAACATTCTTAGAAATCTCAGCGTTTGTATTTGCTGATATTGTGATATTTCCAATATACACTGATATTGATGTTGACGCTGATGTTCTTACTGAAGAAGTCATAGCCGGAACTGGTAATAAAGCTTTCGATAATACATTCTGCATTTTTTCAATTAACGGACTTGGCTTTATTGCATCTGCTATTGTTTCTATAAGCTTTATTCTGTGTAAATCTCTAAGTGGTCCTTCTTTTGCTGGACTGAATGGCAATAGGTTTCTTATCTTCTGAACGACATTTTTCATTATCTCAATCGGCTTGTAAGCTACTGACTTGATGCCATCCACAAGCGTGGTTAGTATTTTCTTACCTGCTTCAAATAGATTTAGGTTTGCAATTGATTTAATAACTTCTATGATTTTATTGATCACGGTAGAAACTACTTTAAAAGTTGTTGGAAAGTGTGATTTAAACCAAGCTGCTACTTTATCCCAATTCTTCCATAATAAATAACCAGCTGCAACAGCTGCTATAACGGCTGTAATCAAAAGCCCGATGGGGTTAGTTAAAAATGCTATTCTTAAAAGATTTAAGGCTGGTATCAGCATTCTTGCAATCACAAATGCAAGCTTGCTAAACATAGCTATTACTTGAAAGCCCACTGATACTAATGATAAAAACATGCTTCCAATCTTTGCTACAATTCCAAGCAAAGCAAGAAAGCCTAAACCACCACCTACCAACAACGCAATTGCTGTTGCAAGTTTTCTGTGATTTTCTATGAAATCTTGCATAATCGATAAGTAGTTAATGATGCTTGAAAGTATTTTTGTCATTGTAGGTGCAAATAAAGAACCGACTGTTGCTGCAAAGTTTGCAAACGTTCCTTCCAGCGATTCAACAGTATTTTTAAAAGTATTAATTAATTTAGCTGTTCTCTCGTTTAAATCTGCTTGTTTATGTATTTCATCTGCGACTTTTTCAAGCCCTGTAAAGCCGCCTTTATTAATCTGCTCTTTCATTCTCTGATATTCTTCATCTGTAATGCTTCCCATCCTTTTTAGAGTATCTATATACTCCAGTGCCTGCTCTTTTGTTCCATTTACAAGAAGAGCAACACCCCTTAATCCCTCTGCTCCGAATAGTTCATGCAAAATTCTCATTCTTTGACCGACATCTTCCACTTGAGAAAGCTTTTCTCTTAATACAGCAAAGAATTTCTCTAATTGAAATTGCCCGTTCTCAAAAAAATCTTTTGAAGATATGTTAAAGTCAATGCCTTTTTTCTGTAATCTTTTCACGTTATCGTCTAAATTAGCTATATGCTCTAATGCATCTTTTACAGATGTTCCCGCTACACTGCCTTCTATTCCAAGCTTTCTTAGAGCACCAAGTAATGTACTAACTGTGTTAAAAGCCTGTAATCCTTTTAGGTTTAGTATGTTTAACGTTGGTGCTAAGTATTCAGATGCATAAGCTATTTCATCAAGTCTTAAACCCGTTGCAAATTTGACTTTTTGAAGTCTATCAACAAACTGCTGAAAGTCTTTATCTGCAATGTTATAAGCTTCTTTGAATTTTGCTATGTATTCAGCTGCTTGTTCTGTACTTACGTGCTCAGTATCTTTAACAAGAACCCATAAATTAGCAGCTGCTTTTAAGGCTCCGTTTGCTATCGTTTCAGCCGATAGCCCGACAGTCTTCAACGCAGTTGCCATTTCTAAGTAATCCTTTGTAGAACCGGGGTACAAATCTCCAAGCTTATTAGTTTGTTCAATGATCTCTTTTAAATATTTTTCATTTTCTTTTAGCTCTTCTGTTGTTGCTGCGTTTTTGTTTAACATAAAAGCAACTTCGAGATTGGCTCTTGCTTGGTCTATATCAGCAAAAGCCCATAAGCTACCGCCAATCCCTGCAAGCGGAATAGCTGTAGCTTTTGCTATATCTGAAGCAAAACTGTCTAACTTATCTGAAAATTCTTTAATATGCTTCGTGTCAAAAGTTTCTTTAATGATTTTTTGTAATCTTTGAAATGGAGACTGCAAATTTGCAGTATTTTCTTGAACGTGTTTAAGTTCATTTTCAAGTTTTTTGACTTGTTCCAGCGGTTGTGATAAAGCCCGTGAAAACTGGTCGAAAAGCTTTAAGACTATCTCAACATTATATTGCATCTTCTAACTCGTCGTTGATTTGTTTGTTATATTTGTCAAGCTCTTTAGCCCAAAAAGATATCTCGTCGATATCCATTTCTTTCAGGTCAGCATAGCTAAAACCATGCTTGACCATGCTTAAGATTGTTGCTGTGTCAACAAAGGGCTGAATATCTTCCCAAATTCAGCGGTCAATTGTAAAACATCTGCTATATCCATCTCATCTAAGTCATCTTCTGTTATACCTTTTCCGTCTATTTCAATTAAGCGAACCATTAGCATTTTCATTATTTCGCTGCTATCGTTTGCCATTTTCTGTGCCCAGAATAAATCTTTGCCTTTGCCGTTTTTTATAACTGCAACTTTTCCGCTTGATAGCTTTACTTCAGTCATCTATTATCCTCCGATGTTAGTTTTATAAGCTTGTAGTTTATCAACACCATTGACTTTGTAGATGTTGTTTATCACATCTACTTCTACGATTTCTTGATTGTCAACTTCTAACTTGTAATAAATTACTGATAATGTAGCTTCTGCTTCTGTGTTGTCTGCTTTTTTAAATTTTCCGCTGTCAAACTCTTTAAAAAAGCCTTTCATTTCCGCTTTTACTGGAAGCTCTACCATTACTCCTTGATTAGTCCAATGCTGATTTGATGCTCTAACGATGACGGTTCTTGTGGTAAACGGGTCTGACGCAAGAGATAAAAACTCTGGGTATATACTATTGAATTTGATTTTAGCTTCTAACTTGTCTAAACCGGTCGGAAGTTCAAACTCACCATAAAGTCCCAATCCTTTACTATCTGCAAATTTAAATTTGATTTTTGGAAGCTCTACCTCTTCAGCTTTTGCTATAAAGTCCGTTCCGTCGATGTAAACTCTCGCGTTAAAAACCTTAGATACGTTTATTGCCATGACCTTTTACCTCCTATCCTGATAATTTTTTAAGCAAATCGATGTTTATAACTTGTTCAAATGTGATTCTTTCTGCTGGAGTTGGTGGCATTATTTCATACGTAAATGTCAAATGTCCCAACGCTAATTGGTCTGATGGGTTTTTGTCTTTTAAGAAATAGCATTTGCCGTCAACCAATGCACCTCTTCCTATCATTGTTCTGATAAATGCGTTTACCATACTTAAAACGCCGTCAATTGCTACTGTGATTGGCTTGTCTAAAAACTGCAAAGTTGCATATTCTATGCTTTCTGCGATTATGTCAGCTGTTCTTCTAACGTTAATGAAGTTCTTCGGGTCTGTGTAAGTCGGCCATGCTGCTGTTCTGTTGCCCCATACTCTGTAGCCTGTTCCAAAGCTGTTAAATACTGTCAATATTCCATTCTCATTTAAGAGATTGGCTTCAGTGTTTGGATCATTCACAGAAGCTGTAATTGGTCTTTCTATTCCAGTGATACCGAGTATCTCATTGTTAGAAGGCGAGAACCAATACCCTTTCTCATGGTCAACTTTTGCAATTACACCTGCAAGTCTCTGAGACAGCGGCTCTAATCTTTCGCTATTTGTAGCAGTATCATAGATTTTTACGTGTGGATAACAGATGACAGCTCTGTATGAAGATGTGTTTAATTGTCCGCCTGTTCCTCTTGCATTTATTACCTGCTGCACTGTCATTCCAACCGCTGCATCTATAAGTGCTAATGCTCTTTTTGTCTCTGCTTTGGATATCATCGCAGTTGCGACAGATGGAGATTCACAGAAGACTGGCGCAAGGATTAACTTAGCTGTAAAACCAAATCTTGAATATAGTTCATCTATGATTTCTAAGCCTGTTCTTTTTCCTGTAGTTGCATCAATTCCGCCTATAATGTCGCTTGCCTTAACTGTTGTTGGGTCCGGTGTGCCGTTTGTGTTATGTATTCTTGGGTCAAATACGTTAACAACTATGCAAGTAGTCCCGCCGTGATCAAAAATAGCATTTAACGCCGCCGGGATTGTGTAGTGTGGTGTAGGATTTCCAAAGTATTTAACTGCATCGTCTTTGCTTAATACTAAAATCGGTTGGTTTACTACTTGATTATACCAATCGTCAGCTGACATTCCAGTTGGAACTGTTAAATGAACTGGTGCTGTTCCAACTAAAAACACAACCGCAGATTTTACTTCTCTAATTGGAACTGGTCCCTGCAAAATTTCAATTGTTTCTACGCCGTGCAAGTAATTAGCTGGCATTATCATTTACCTCCTTTTTGGATTTTCTAACTTCTTGGATAGGCTCTAAGTAATTTAAAGCTATAAGAGTTTGAATATACTCATGGTCGTTGTCCGGAAGGTCAATCTCTTGGTCTGGATAAAGTGTGTAGTCAATCCCGTTAATGAAAATAACGGTCGGATAGCTTGCTTTGACTTTAAACTTCATCATACTTCCTCCATTTTTATTTGAGTTGTTAAAGGCTCTTCGGCTTCAGGAACTACATATCTGCCGTTAGCTTTAAAGCTGATTCTGTATATAAAATCTCCGCTTTCATGGGCTAAAAGCTCAATCTTGACTGGCATTGCGTTATACTGTGTTTGTTTGACAAGCGTATTGATAATGTTAGTGATTAACGGATATGCTCCCTGCCCTTCTTCTCTTAGACTTTTGAAAAACAGCAGGACACTGAAGCTATAATCTACATAGAAAGAGTAAGAAGAAATCGGCTCAAAAGATGCATTCTCTATTAAGACTTTCACAGCTGGAGTATATCTCGGCTTGTCAAACAACTCTTCTGGCTTACCACTCCAAGCCTGAGCTTTTATCCCAGCTTTTCCTAAAGCTTCCAATATCTGATTTTCTAATGCATTAAACATTTCTAAACACCGTATCTAAAGCTGATATAAAAAGCTTATTTGCTATTTGCTGTTCTTGAAATTTATCAGCCACTGGCTTTGCAAAAGGTCTTGCTGGCATTTTTCTTGTTCCAAGCTCATGAAAAATCGCATATTTAACTTCAGTTCCAATTCTTGCCTCAAACGGCATTATTACACTTGAAAATGATTGAGATAATGTAGTGGTTCTGTGTAATGTCTTCTCTGAATATCCTTTTCTTCTTTTCCATTGAAGATAGCTGTCTTTTACAGGTTGCCATTCTTCTCCGTATGCTTCGCCCTCGGTCTTGAACTGTTTCTTTATTCTTGACTCTATCTCTAAAGCTGACTTTTGAAGCGTTAACTCAGTAGCTTCTTGTAATTTTGCAGGTAAACTTTCTAAAAATCTTTCTAAATCTTTTAAATCTTTTGCCATATTACACTTGCCCTTGGGACAAGATTTAAAAGTCTTTCAGCTTCTGCAATCATATTTTTGACATTCATTGTTTGATGGTTTTCTGCTCTTTTCCAATACATGTTGACGTTTGTAGCAAGTTCAGATGCAGCCAGAAGGAGTAAAGCCTTTCTCACTTCTGGCGTATCTGGTAGTGTATCTGTGTTTAACAGCTTTTTAGCTCTATTTGTTGCTATGTCTATGCAATTTTGCAAAATGCTATCCGGGAATGAAGAATCATTTACGAAAGCTTTTAAATCGTCAATCGTAATCATTATTTCTTCTTCTTATCTTCTTCTACTTTGTCGGCTAATTTTGCCTCAATTAGTATTAGTGCAATGTTATCGCTAACATCTTGCATTCCAGCTTCAACTTTATACTCTTTGCCGTTTATCCAAACTTGAGTAGCTTCTTTAACAAATACTTTCATGTTTTACTCCTTGATTAGTTAGATTCAATTCTAACGATAGCCGGTTCATACAATCTTTTAACAGCAAAGTAAGCCTTCCAACCAACTGTTTTTACTCTGTTTAACTTGTCTAAATTCGTATAAACAGTTTGTAAAGTGTTGCCGTCTAAGTCCACTACACCGTACGCAATAGAGCCGACTACAAGAGTTTGATATACGTCAGCCGGAGTTATTGCATTTCCGTTTGGAACTATTGGCATTGCTGTAGTTTCAATGAATCTAACTCCAGCAAATTCTCCGATGTATCCCTGTGAAATCGGCTCTTTTCTCGTCATTGATAACATCACAAGGTCTTGGTCTGTGAATAGCTCATAAACTTTGTCCGGGTGAATAAAGCAAACATAATAGCCATCCGGGAACGGTGGTATATCGTTTCTTTTTAAAAGTGTTGCAGCTTTTCTTATTTCTGCTTTTGTTAATTTTTTAGTTCCATCGAGTGCAGACCTGCTTGTTGCATTGCCGGCGTAAATGACGTTTGTGCCTGCTGTAAGCTCACCCATCGCTACTGCGTGCAATGATTGCTTAGCGTTGTAAGCAAGTCTATCAATTGAAACGTCCATCAATGGAGTAAATGAAGTTATATTTGTAAACTCATCTAAATCAATGAAATTTCCATATTCTTCGATTTGAACACTTACTTGCTGAGCCGTCAATCCTGCTCCTGCCGCAGGCGTTGGCTTGAATGTTATCGGTTCTTTTGCAAGCGGAAGCGGTGTAAATCTTGTAAATACTGCTACTCTACCGCTGTTAGCCGGCATAGAGAATTTTTGTCCGTAATCCAATACTGGGAGATTCTGCTTTACATACTGTAAAAGCTTACGTTCGTAATACTGCGGAAATAATTCCGGATTAGTTATTCCTGTAACAGTTGCCATTTATACTACCTCCTGTCTAAATTTTTCAGCTAATTTAACCAGCTCTTCATAACTCATTTTTTCTAATTCTATCTTTTCTTCTTCTACTCTTGCTTGAACGCTCGAAGGCTGCAACTTTTCAGATGCTTTAGCTTTGTATTCTTCTACAATCTCAGCTAAAGTATCTACATCTGCTTTTTCTATAAGCTTTAAATATGCAGACTTTTCGCCTTCGACGATTTTCACAAGCTTGGTTGCTTCTGCTCTTAAATGCTCTTCATACTTCTTGCCAATCTCTGCAAGTGCTTTTAACTCTTCATTCTCTTTTTCCAATGCAGACAGCTTCGTTTCTAATGTTCTTACTGCATCGATAAGCTCTTCTTTGCTTAACATCTCAATTTTTTCTAACATTCTTTGCCTCCTTTTGAAATTTTTTAAATTGCTTATTTACAGTGATTTTCATATAAAGTTTTAGCTCGTGCATATACTCTGCTGTCTCCGTGCAAACTTGCTAAACTCATCGCAGCCCGCAATCTATCGCAAGAGATTTCGCCCTCCCAAGTTCTGTATGGATACTTTCTATTCGACGGGTCTAAGAAATAGTCTCTTGGTGCTTTATCTCTTAATTCTGGGTCATCCCACCAGTTCTTGTAATCCTTCTGCGGCTCTGGATTAGCTTCTTGCTTATCAGCTTCAAACAAGACTTTTGCGTTTTTATCTGCTCCTTCAAAAACAAATGAGATCTCTTTAAAAGCCATGTCTTTAACGATATATTTACCGTCTTCTAATTTTTCAGTCTCCAGAGTAATACCAACTGACACATCTGTTATTGGCTTTGGCTCCATTTTTAGAAGGCTGATTAACTTCTCATTTCCGGCTCTAATTATCTGCAACTTTGCAATGATTTTCCCGTCTTTATAAAATGCATCTTTGACAACTCCAACGACACTTCCAACTTCCCATTTGTGGTCTAACAGAACGGGCTTTCCGATTAAATCTTTTGCTTTTTGTTGTAATAGCTCATCAGGAAAACAGAGATTGCCATATCTTCTTTGAATGCAACTTGAAGAGAGTGCTACTACATTGACTTCTATATAGTCTTGTTCTTCTTGAAAGTTTTCAGTTGTAAGCAGCGTGTTAAGTGTAAGCATACAAACACCTTATCCGTAGTGATGTTAATATTTTGAAATGACAGATAAGATTAAACAAGCAATGATTTCACAAGACTTTAATAATCGCTGCAAATTCTGAAAGCTGATTTATTAGCTCATTTATTTGATTTTGAAATTTTGCAAACTCTCTTATTTCAAGTGTGTCATCGCTTGAGATTACATATTTGCCGTTTTTAACAAATATATAATCAGTGCTGCCGTCAAAGTTTCTTCTGATAAAAACTTGTTCTGGATTTTTGATTATCTCTTTTGACATTCTTTTATATTGCTCTATTGTCTCAGCTCCAACCAGATGACCGTGTTCTTGGAAGTTTCTTAATAGATTCTCTTTAGAGTATCTTGTCCAGCTGCTGCCAATATGTGCTTTTACTCTTTCGCTAATCTCTTCTGATTTCAATGTTCTGTATTCTTCTTGTAATTGTTGCAAAAGTGCAGATTGTTCTAAAGATTTTGGCTGTGTTGCAGGTTCTACTACAACAGGTAAAGGTCTTTCTATCTCTTCTTGATATGCATTTAAAACACAACGACAATGCGGATGTGCTGGCGGCATCTTTGAAGGCATATTATCAGATGACATTTTTTTTAATGTGTCTAAGTCAAAATTAGTTAGAAACGGCTTTACATCCGGCAAGTTTTCAGGGTCTGCTTCTATTAAATCTAACGTTCTTACTGCATCAACTGTTCTAAAAATCCTGCCGTCCATGCTGCGGCAGTAAGGACAAGTTAGCCTATCTCCGACTGCATCCCACCTGTAATATGTGATTCTTGCCTTTTGAAATGCTCTAATCCTTGCCGAATTTTTCAGATGATTGTATGTAGTGTCTATAATCTGACGTGCCTTTGTTTCCGTTCTTTGTTGTAAATACTGACCAAATCTATTTAAGAATGCTTGAATACCTTCTGCATCTCTTCCGATTGGATTTCCTTCTGTGAGATAGTATGCATTCATCCAATTAATGACTTCTTTTCTTAATCTTGCATCTCCACGAAAGAACTTGCCAAGATAAAAATCCGCTAAACTTTCTGCGTAGCTGATTGTCCTCAGGTCGGGTGTTCCAAAGCTAAACTTAAACATCTCTGGAACTGCTTCTTTCTGTGCTTTTTCATATATCTTTTCAAATTCTTTTCTTAAGTATTCTTTCTCTTTAGTGCTTAATCTAACTTTCTCTTCAAGCTTAGAGATAATGAATCTTTGCAAGTCTTGAAACGAAATAAAATATTTAGCATATTTGAAAGCTTCCTTTAGTGCTTCCTCTACCTTTTGCAAAATTGCAGGTAATATTGTGTTAACAATTCTATCTATATCTTGATTGCCTTCTGTGTCCCAGTCATATTCCGCCATTATTCATACCCTAATTCTTTCCTTGCTTCTTCTACTGTGATAATTCCAGCTTGCAGCATTTGTATAACTTTTTGTGTTTTATCAAGCTCCGCTTTTGCTGCTTTGTCTGGGTGGAAGTCTGGCAGTGGATTAAACTCAATATCTACATCATCAATGTTGTAGCCTTTTAATAGTAGATGTAGCTTGTAAGCATATTCTAAAAATCTTTTGACAATTGTCTGAATGCTTGATAATTGATTGACGAATGTGTGAAGTGCAACAGTTGACCATGTCTCAGTGTATCCTGTAGAAAATCCTAATAGACTTGGTTGGGCTTTTGCTCCTTCTATAGCCCATCTCTCAAGAAGTTCTATAATCTCTTTTATACCTGATGCGGTTCCTGTAATCTCTTCAAACTTTGCCTCTGTTCCTTCGAAGTGCAGAAATACGCCTTTACTCATATTCTCAGCTACATCTTGTCCGAATTGCTCTAAAAACTGTCTTGACCTGTCTTGATATTCTTTTTCCGTTTCATTTGGTGCTTTAGGTAGCTGCGGAAATTTAACATCTAAAAATCCGATTAGTCCTAATTTCTTAGCAAGACCTTTCAATTCAGATAATAGCTCCTCTACTGTTTCAATAGTAGAAAGAGATGCAAGGAACGGTGGAATTGCATAAGGAGAACCGTCAAGTGTTAAAAGCGGCATGTATTTATATGTGTATGGATTTAACTTAATTGGATTTTCCATACCAACCCATTGGTATGGTTCGTATTCGTCTGTTTCTGTATTGTAATCAAACCATATGTAATAAGCCGGGACTAACGCTATCTTTTTAATTCCTGTTAAGTTTTTATCTACAACAACCTCGGCTGATAAAGCTCCAGATATATTTATCTGTGCTATTAATTGGCTGATTAAATGGTCTGTGTTTAAAGAAAATGCTAACTCTTCCAATTCTTGCAATGCTTTCTCTTCATCTTGTCCCTGAACCTTTACAGTGTGTCCTGTGTTTGCCAGAGTGATAATAAGATTATGAGTTTGGGACAATATCGGATTCGCTACGACAGCTTTTTCTATTATATACAGCCACTCTCTTGGATAGCGTGGATTTAGGAACCTAAACTTCGCTTCTAATGTTTTTGGAGTAAATACTTTAGCCGGCTCTATTGATACCCTTGCGGTTGGTATCTGACTTCTTGGCAGCTCTTCTCCACCAAATAGCTTCCTAATCCATTGCTTTATATCCATACTTAAGCTCCTCTTTTCTTTGAGATGTGAAGTAAATAGGAGTTATCTCTTTTATGTCTTCTTGATTTGCTGCATGAAGTGCTAAAGCTAAACTCCAGAAACGGTCTGCGTGTGAGTCTTCAGTCTCTCCTTCGTATCTCACATTTCCAGCTTTTGTTAATGTCTTTTTTACAGAGTGCAAATCTTCAATTAAATCTCTGTCAGCTGGAATGCTGATTATTTTGTCTTGGAAGGCAGACTTAACACGGCTGGCAAGCTCATCTTTCGTTTTATTAGTGAAGTAAACAGGAATAACTTTAACATCGCCCCACTTCTTTACAAGCTCTTCTGCCATCTGCATTCCGATACCTGTCTCGTCTATTGCAATTTTACGTGCATAATGGCAAAGATAATCAATAATTTTGAATTGCTCTGAGAATGACAGTTTTCTAAGTATTTCTTGCTTTCTGAGATAGTATCTTTCTGCTATTTTTTCAACAATAGATATAACTGTCAAGTCATGTCTTCTTGCGATGTCAACTCCAAGATAGACATCTCCAGTTAATTCTCTAACATCTGCTTCTATATTTTCAACAGTGCAAGAATGCAGTAGCTCGTAAGATAGCAAGACGCTCTCTTCATCCATAAACTCACACATATATTCCTGTTGCCAAATGTCCTGATTTGGAACGCCTTTTTGTAATTCTTTAATATCTATATTTAAGCCATGCTCTACTGCATCATAGATTGTTAATTTTTGCCTAAACCATAAATCATTGTTCTCTGACATTTGCCATAAGTGTCCGAATATGTCAGACTTGGCTCTTGGAGTTGATATTACAATAAGCTTAAAATCTTGGTTTCTTGTGATAGATGGAAATATAGCTTGATAGACTTTATAGCCATCTTTAAAGAACGCTGCTTCCTCAAGTATTACATCGCCAGTAAGACCTCTTACGCCGTCAGGGTTGGCTGGAAGTCCGATTATTCTTGAACGGTTTGGAAATCTTACTTCAAGAACATTCGTTGTTGTATCTTCAAAAAAATCTACATCTCCTTTAATTTTCCCAAGTTCTCTAAGAAAATCAACATGCTTTTTTACTTTCTCCATCAGTTCTTTTGACTGTCTTTCGGTTGGTGATATAATCGCTACTAAGTGATTTTTTCTTTCTATAGCTCTCAGAACTGCAAAAAGAGAGACTACAAAAGATTTACCTGTTTGCCTGCTCCACATAAGGATGCTGTATTTTTTTTCAAATAATTTTTGCAGTGCGTATTGTTGATAAGGCAAAAGGAGTTTTTTATACTCCATATATTTCTTCCTTGATAAGCTTTAAGAATTCTGGGTCAATATTTCTTTTCTTGCCTTCCTCTTCTATCCTTTCAGCCGCTTTTTGCAATTTTTCAGCGATATGTTTTTCTAATGACTGTGACATCTGCGATAGCTTGTGAACTGCGGATATTAACTGCTCTGGCTCTTCAAATTCAAAACCGTCAACATCTTTCGTAAACTCTAAGACTTTTTGAGTTAACATCGCAACAAGAGAAGAAAGCATAAAAGAAGTTGGCTTGTTTTGTGTTTGCTGAACTAATACTTCTATTTTGTCCCACCATTCATTATATTGCTTTGCTGCCTCCATGTAGTCTTTGTAAGCCCTATGAATTGCGGACTTACTTATATCGTATCCTTCTGTTCTTAAAATGCTTTCTATAGTCTTAAAATCTTTCTTTTCATTCTCATACAGATAAACAATCTTTTGAATGATGTCGTAAAGTTGTGCCTTCTTCCTTCTTGCCATTAGTCTCTCCTCTCTGGAACGATAATGCCATTGTCCTGTTTTGTTAAATCTAAAACATCAATACCGTCCGCTGTAATTGTATAAAATCTCTTCTTTTCTCTTGGTTTGTAAGGGTGTGATTCTTCTATCACCTTGATATATCCTCTGTCAGCCAAGTATAATAAAGCACTTCTAATTTCGTTATCTTTGTAATATTGATAGAACACGCCTATTATCTCCAATTCATCAATAGTCCTTGGTGAGATTCTATGTAAAAAGTCTAAGATTTCTCCTCGCAAAGCCTTCATACTCATCTGTCTCTCCTTATTTCAATGAACTTTTCTATAAATCTATCAAGCTTTGCATCAAGCTTTTGTAATTCTCCTCTCCACCCAGACACGTCTCTGTAATGTTCTTCTTTTGTTATTAAGTCTTTCATCTGACTTTCTAATTCTGCAATTTTGTTATCAACCTTTTCTTCTCTCTCTTTTAGCATTTTAGATAAGTTGTCAATCTTTTCTTCCTGCCTTCTTATTAAAAAAACCATAGCGATAAGAATAACGATTACTGAAACTTCCGGAGTTATGTATTTTAACAATGGCATGGAGATAAAATCCATCACAGAACCTCTAAGAATTTTTCCAACGGAAGAACAATCAACGGCTCTTGTCTATCGGCTTTTATGACTACTGCATCATTACCTTCAAGCCATTTGTAAATAGATACTTCTTTTCTTGCTTTCACTTGAACGTGTCCGATTAGTTCTACATGCAAATCTGCAGAACCAAGAGAACCTGCAGACCTAACAACTTTTAAGCCTTTTTCTTCAAATATTTTCTTTATCTCTCTTTCTACTCTGCTGCCTTTTCTTTTTGCGTTCATAGTAAGACCTTGAAATTGCGATTGTGATTTTATGATAAAGAGATGATACTGATTAAACAAGCAATGATTTCACGAATGTTAGAATCTACTTCTGATGTTTTGTTTTCTCTCTTCTGATAATGGCTTTGGTGGTACTTCTAATGCTTCTTTTAAAATCCTATCTACCTCTGATGATGGTATTCTAATTGCTGATTTATCCATATCATTTACTTTGACAGCTCTGATGACCCCCTCATCAATCCAAGTGTAAACCGTTCTTCTACTAACTCTAAGTAGTTCTGCTACTTCTTTAACTGTTAGAAATTGTTTACTCACACTTTTTCAACCTCTGCAGAAACTGGCTTATACAAATGATATAAATCTAAACATAACTTAGACAAGCAAAGATTTCACAATGAAAAATTGCAGATTTGCAGATTTTTTAGAGATGATAAAAAGGCTCCGGGATTGCCCCGGAGAGAGTGTAGGAGGTTGGGGGAAAGAAGGGGAGAAAACCCCTAAATCTTCATTGGCATTACTACTGCTAAATATTTTTCTTCAGGGTTTTCTGGAATGATAACAGTTTGAGAATCTTTATTTATAAATTTAACAACTATATTATTATCTTCTATCTCATCCACGGCTTCAAGGATATATCTTCCATTAAAGCCAATCTCAAACTCTTCACCATCATAATTTACTTCTATCTCATCTTCTGCGTAAGTATCGCTTGTTG